GCACAGTGGATCTCTTGCATCTGCTCGTACTCGTCTGATGTACTGCTGTGCGTATCGTGGATGTATCCCGCTAGCAGAATCAACCAATTGAGACACAGTGCCGCTAGGCTTAACGGCGGTAATAGCAGTAGAAGTATTAATAGAGAGTCGGTCAGCCCATATCTTATTTGTTGCGATAGCTTCTTCGCGTAGCTCTGTGAGCCAAGTCTTGAGTACACCTTTGTCTCTCCTTCCCGACAACGTCGGATGATCCATGATGCCTGTTAACGATACACCTAGCAACGCTTCCTCTTCCGTGTTGTTCTTCCATACCTTACGCAGGTAACGGAAGTCAGTTAAGGTAGCCTGTAAAGTTCCAAGGATAGCCGCAACACGTACTTTTCGTTTAAGGTCTGACAGCGTATCGGTTGACCTGACAACAACTTCCGATAGGTTACAGAATTGGTAAGGTCGTAAGATGATCTCGCTACATGGATTAGTTCCAAAATCATAGGTAGCATCTCGTCGCTCGTTCTTTGCAGCTTGCTTTTGACTTGCGACTCTAGAGAACATACCTCGTTCTCCTGATCGGGACTCGTATAAACTTTTCCACTCATTTAGGAATGCCTCAAAGTCTGGCTTCTCAGTGTAACATGCGCTGTTGTTTGCTAGTCCTCGTTGAGGATTGTCTTGCCACCATTGTCCAGACTTGGCTCGTCGTAGTCTATCGTCAGTGAGGTTACTGAGACTGATGAGAGCACTTCTCCGAACTCCTCCGACGACAACGATTTGTGCAATCTTACAGCAGATATCGTGACACTCGATGGAGGAAAGTTTACGTCCAGCAGCTTCCCTAAAGATTTCTGTGGTAAATTTAAAGAGATCAACAAGAGGCTCCGAACCAGACGCTCTACCTCCAAAGGTTTTAAGGGTTGCCCCTGCAGGTCGTACTCCAGATACGTCCCACTTTGGAAGCTGACCCGAATACAACAAGCTGATAAGTTCTCTGTACGCTTTAGCCCATCCAATTTTGCTGTCAGCGACGTGTATAACGGTATCTGTGGCATGAAAGTCCTCTGCTACTTCTGGTAATTTAGATACGTACTGTCGTTCAACAGAGTAACCTACTCCTGTACCGCACATAAGCACGTACATCATCTCGTCAAACGCTTTAGGGTGATCAATAGGTAGGTAGCTACAGTTAAAGCCAGCTACGTTGTCACGGTCAAGTGCTTCTCCCGCAGTCATCAACGCCCTCATGCTAGGCATAACATCTAGTTCATGAATAGCTTGGAAGATCTCTGCTTGATCAAACTCATTAAGTTGTACACGGTCTACCCAGTAATCTAAGTATCTGTTTACTGTTTCTTCCCATGTCTCACGACGCTGTTCCTCTGGTAGGTAACGTGCGTAGCGTGACTTGTGAATGTATTGTTGATAAGCATCCATCAAGATTGTACCTCTCTGTCAATTAATAATTGTATGTAGTGCATGGCTTTACGTAGATCCTCGACACCGTTCTTGTCACGCCATCGGGTGATGTACTTTACTACATTAGCCTCACACCAATCAAGGTTATTGTCGATAATAAAATCGATAGGTTGAATGTTATAACGTGCGTAATGGTTTCCGCCCACTTGTCTCTTACGTGCGTCGTCCCATTGTTTAGGTGTTGCATTGTCTATGCTCACTCTATCTCCTTAAACTTGTAAACTTTCTCTAACATTCTATCAGCAAATCTTTCTACTAGATCTTCTGATGTTATCTCTAAAGCTTCCATGATTGTTACCTCATCGTAATGTTCGGCAACGTGCTCTAACAACTCGTCGAACGTCATCCATACTTTCTCCTGAGGTAGTTCATACTAATTGGTAACTCGTCAAAGGACCCGTTGTTTACCTCGTTAAGCATCCAGATGCCGGACCAGCTACCGTTTGTTTGAGGGTTTAAGTACTCCTCGTTATGGTTGTAAAAGATACCAGCAAACAGACCTGTAATGTTACTACCGTCTGCCTTACGGGCATAGGCTATGTCTCTATCTTGTACGTGTCCCATAATACAGGACATGAACTTCTTTTGTAACATGAGTTTTGCACAGGTGACTGGTCTGCCCATGACCCCGCTCGTGAAGTAGTGACAGTAGGCGATACCATCGATGATGATTGGTTGCAAGAAAGGAACAACTTCCCATCCGTCTTTCTCCAACTGAAAGTCATCATAGCTCATCAGCCCCTCTAGTTTGGCATCAGTCTCGATTGCTCGTTCGATGCGTTGCTCATGATTACCTAACAAGAACACCATCCGTGGGTTCCAGCTTTTCTTTTTGTAATGACGAAGTCTAGCTCGCTCATTAATAATAGGTTGTAGAAAAGCCTCCATACCGTGTTTACCCGCCTCGATGTCATTGACATAACGTCTACCCTCGAACGACTTCTTCCCAACGTCATAGCTACTGAGACTTGGCATGTCCCAGTGATCCCCCAGATGAATGATAACGTCAGGTTTAGTTGCAGCAGCATACTTACCAGCCCAGTACAGGTGATAAATAGCTGAGTCAGGTTTTACTTGCGTGTCAGGTATTACTAAATGTCTAGTCATAGCCACTCCTTTGGTAGGGTAGTTGGTGTGTACCAATCAAACCCGTTCTTTTCCGCCCAGTCTCTCATGCGATAACGACTACCGTCTTTACGTCGCCTCGACCCCGGCATTGGTGTGTTAGGATTTTGAAATACAAATACAAGATCTTCATACTTACCTAAAGCCTTACGTACTTCTACATACTTACGGGCTTCCTCTCTAGTTCTGAATCTACCTTTCACTTCGATGTACGTCATCCAACCTTCTTTGTTGTAACAGAAGTCTGGTTCGTACTTCTTAGGAATGATGTACTCGATTCTCTTAGCAGGATGATAAGTACATCTCTTCATCTGTGCATAGAGTTTCTTTTCTAGGTTACTGTCAAACTTCATCAGGTATCCTATAACGATCATCGGCAGATCTAAGAAGATATAACAACTGAAGGCTCTCATATAGTCTATCAGCGTCGAGTTCGTTCTCCTCGTATAACTTAAGACATCGCTCATATAGCTCTCTCTCTGTTTCCCAATCAGTAAGTGCCTTCTCTGCTTTCTTTGGTCCTACTCCATGTATACCCGGTATGTTGTCTACTCGATCACCCATCAAAGCTTGACGGTACAGCCACTCTGTTGCAGAGCGTTCGTCAATATCCTTCATGATCTTCTTGGTGTAGTCGTATATCTTTGTGGGTATTTGTAAGAAGTCCTTATCCAAAGAACAGATAATAGACTTATGTTCTAACTCAGTAGACTTCATAGCTATACAGTCATCAGCCTCCATGTTGTCAGATAGCTCCGCTTTCCATGTGTCTAACATGTACTCACGGAGTAAGTCTTTGTGAACAGGCTTACGTGCAGGACGGCTACCTTTGTAGGGTTGGGAAACAGCAACCTCTGTTCTGAAGTTACTGCTCCCTGTAAGGTACACCTGATGCTCAGTGTAGTGCTCAGACAGATCAGAGATAATCTCAGAGATGTAGTTACTCATAGTTTGAATAGCTATCCTCTCTGGCTCCTCATCACAGGCAAAGCCTACACGATACACCAGCATGTCGCCGTCGATTAGGATCACAAAGCTACGTCCATATCCATCTCTGGTACATACTCAACCAGATCAGAGATGATCATGCGTCGAAGAGTAGGTGAACGTCCCTTCTTCTTCATGTATTCCCAATCATAGAAGCTAACAAGGCACTTAGCCTTAGAACCATTAGCTACCGTTACTCCCATCTGAGGATCATCTTCCTCATCAAGAGGTGTTCGGTCAGCGATAAGGATCTCATTACCATCAGGATGGAATGCACGATACTTGTTGTTTGACTTACAGGTAATGTAGTAACCCCGCTCGTCACCCTTGTTGTTAACCTTCAGCCCCATGTCTTCAAGAGCAGTAACAGCCTCGTCAGACAGAAGAGCTAGGTCAACTGTGTACTTATTCGCCAACTGATTCTTGCGAGTCAGGTTAGGCCAGTACAGTTCACACTTGATGTTGATGTTTGCTTCGCTCATAGGATCTCCTAATTAATTAATCCAGATTAATATTATACCACACTTATGTAGATTGTGCTAATGCGTTTCGGCCCAATTGTTACCGATACGATACTCACCATCTAGTGGGCAGTTAAGGTTGAAGGTTTCACCAGCCTGAATGATTGCCTGTACAGCACACTTACCTACGTGTTCAGCATCCTCAGGGCGGCACTCTATTTGCCACTCATCGTGGACTTGGGCTACTAGCTTGAAGTCGATACCGTCGAGTAGCTCGTACAGATGAATGACTGCTTGCTTCATCACGACGGCTCCGGCTCCTTGCAGTAGTGTGTTTAACGCAGCGTGTGCAGATCTAACTCGTAGTCTTCTACCATCAAGACCATCAAGGAATCCCTCCTCACCCTGTGTCGTTATCCTCTCTCGTAGATCAGCCAGCGCAGGTGTGTTCTCTAGGAACTTGTCCTTAAGTTCACCACCCTTCATAGCTGACCCGCCTACTATCGCTCCTATCTTGGCGTTCCCTGCACCGTACAGGAAAGCGTAAATGAATGTCTTAGCTTGCGGTCTAGTCTCTAGTCCAGCCGCTAGTTGATTTGCTGTGTGTATATCTCCTTCTAGTATCTCCTTCGTGTAATCATCATCGTCCATATAATGGGCAAGCATACGAAGCTCAAGACCACTAGCATCAGCGCCAACAAGCACACGGTTGTCAGGTACACAGAACAGGCTACGGCATTCAGTACCATACTCCGCAGTGACAGCAGGGACTTGTGCAAGGTTAGGACTAGAGTGCGCCATACGTCCTGTAACAGCCCCAATATGTTTAATCCTCCCATGTATGCGTCCTCCTTCTACTGCCTTATTCCAAGATATAACCTGAGCATATCGTTTTTGTAATAGCAAGAACTCAAGCACCATCTTAGCTTCAGGTATGTGTAGGTTCTTCTTAAGAGTAGACTCGTCCACCTTGTCCTTTCCTGATGGTGTCTTCTCCTTCCATACAGCACCCTTCTGCTTCAGCCTTTCAGCTATCTGCTGACGCGACCCTACATTGAAGTGTTGATACTTCAAAGGCAGTGGCTTACCTGTTGTCTTGTGATACCTCTGCTCCTCAGGTACAGGTGGAAACACTGTCTGTAGCTTAGCCTCTATACCGGACATCTTAGTAT